TTCTGGTGTGTCCGGGGTCACATGGCACAAAAGAGACCACCTCTGGCAAGTTGCGATTCGTGACCGAGGCAAGCGAATATACATCGGCTTTTTCAAGGAAAAAGAACGCGCAATCCAGGAACACGAAGAAGCGATTAAAAAATTCCACAAAGAATTTGCGCGACTTAACCATTCCAACCCCCAATGTTAAGACCGCCTTCCACCGTCGAGTACGGCTCACCAAACGCCGATGGGAATCTCTGCATCTTCGTGAAGTACAAATCGACAAGGTTCTTGTCCATCACGCGAATGATTCTCAAGCGATCACTGTATTCTGCTCGTGCGGCCTGCGTAAGGAATTGCCAGTTCGCGCCGGCTCCACGCTCCATCTCGTCGCCCTTTTGCGATTCCTTCCAGAGATAGAGCATCTCGTAGGCGCGCAACTTCACCAGCTCTTCCGTCAGCGGAAATGGCAGCGTGTCGGAGTTCTTGACCAGTGCAGGCCAATTGACTTGGCAACCAAAGGTGTACGGTAATTGCGAGATCGGATGCGGCCACAGTTCATAAAGCATCTGACCCAACGTTGCCGATCCTGGTCGGGTGTCTTGGGCATAAGGGATAACGTAAAGCGGCTCGTCGAAATCGGTTCGCTCCGCGTCTTCGTTTGCCAAATCGATCTCTGTCTTGCTCCACCAGTCCAGTTGGTTGTTATTGGTGGTATCGCGAACGTTGTACCAACGTTTGAAACCAGCCGGTGCCGGGTAGTATGCCTGGTAGGCCATGTAGGTTCCATTGGTCTGCGCCGGTTCCATCCACGGTCGATCAATCGTCAGCACCACTGCCGAAGTGTTCGTTGAATCCAACGAAATGATGGAATAAAGCGAATAGTAAGGAACGCGGATCTGGTACTGCGTGATCAGCGGAGGATTGGTAATCGTGGCCAGCCACGCGGCCGAGGCAATGGCGTCACCGGTGATCGTATTCGTGAAGGGAGTAACCGTGATCGTTCCGGGGCTGAGAAACGTGTTAGTTGGTGCGCCAAGCAACGACGGCGTCAACCACCCACCTGTCTGCAATTGGAAACTCCAGACGTTTTCATCCTGAATCGCGGCAAATGATTCATTGAGTTTTGTCTTGACAAGTCCAAGGTTACATCCCGGGATTCCAAGCAACTCCTGGATCATGTTAACGAAGGCCATAATTCACCTCCGTTGACATAGAATAAAAACCAGTTAAAGATAGCTTCCAAGTGGATAGGAGCTTCCGATGAAACGCCACCTGAAAAGAAGCGAAATTATTCAACCGGTTGACGAATCCATTAAGTTGATTCCTTTGACGAAAGGACAAGTTGTCATCGTCGATGCCGTCAACTACGACTGGCTGAATCAATGGAATTGGTGTGCAATGTTTGTTCGTCGAAGGAACTGCTACTACGCCATCCGCAGAGAAGAAAATCGCAATATCTTCATGCACAAGATGATTTTGCAAACTGACAAAGATGTCGATCATCGCGACAGAAACACGCTTAATAATCGCCGGTACAATTTGCGCGAATCGACGCGATCCTGCAACATTGCCAATCGAGCTAAACAATCCAACAACACCAGCGGATACAAGGGTGCATATTACAACAATAAAAGACATTGTTGGTTCTCTTCGATTCAAGTGATGGGCAAGAGTAAATACCTGGGAAGATTTGCAGACAAGGAATCCGCAGCACGTGCGTACGATAAAGCTGCGCGCAAAAATTTCGGCGAATTTGCTTGCTGCAATTTTGCCTAGCATGTTTCACTCCTATTTTCTTGAAGTCCGCTTTGCCGTTCTCTTCGTTCCGCGCTTGGCACGTGTTCTGGCCGGTGCCGCAAAGCTACGAACCGTAATCTCTCTGCGAATGCGGCTTTTGTTGCCACGCGACTTGGAACGTTCCGGGCCATACAAAGCGCCAAAGCCTTTTTCGGCCTTTACGTCCTTTGTCTCTGTGTAAGGCCGCTTGGCACCGGCTTCGGACAGTTGGTGATATGCGCCGCGTTTGAACCGCCGCCTGCCGTGAAGAACCAATTCCGTGCTTTTTGATTCCGCCATTCCCCCTCCTAATCGCCAGACGACAAATCAACATCTCAAAAAGTTCTCTTACCAAAACGCCCCCTGCGAGTCGTCCCCGCAAGAGGCGTTTGGTTTGTCTTCGGGAGAGAAGACCCTGTTAAAACTGTCCGACGAACGCAGAAACCACAAAAGTCTTCGTAGACAAATTCGTGGCGATTGGCGCAGTTGGAGTGGCTGCGGTGTAGTAGAAGCAACTCCATGTCGCGCGCGGTCCAGTGGCATTCGGAAACGCCACCAGAAACGTTGTTCCATCCGTCGATGAGCCTTGCAGAATCGCGTCGATGTAGTAGCTGGGCAGAGCTAGAGTAATCGGATCTCCCACTGTGCTCGACGAAAGCACTGGCCCGACTCCACTGCCAACAAAGATTGCGCGCCGGCCTACAAAATCCGGATAGAGCGGACCGCCGCCACCGCCTTTACCCATTGCTGTGAGAACCATGGTTGCTCCTTGCTGCAATTACTTGATGGCAATGTGCAGGGACGAGCATCGCTGCCCGTCCCCAACCGTAATTAGTCCTGAACCACCGGCACGTACTGCATCTCGATCTTGAACAAGATGCTGTTGGCTGGCGCATCCAAAGCCTGCCCAATGGTGTAGCCAATCGGGCTTCCAGCTGCCGCCCGTGTAACTACGAGTCCGTTATTTGCCGGCGTCGCATCGACCAAAGCAGCAGTGGTTGTAGTTCCTACGCCAGACGTTGCCAGAACTGTCGCTGTGCCAAGTTCCTGAATAAATCCGTAGTTTCCAGGAGTGATTGAATTCAGGAAAACCACTGGACGAACTGGAACAGCCGTACCAGCAGCAACCTGATCCGCACTCGTCACCAGATTCGGCGTGGTACTCAACTGTGCCGCCACCGTTCCAACCGTGCCACCAGTGACAAGCGTGAAAGTCGGCACCGAAACATAGCCGTAGCCGCCCTGCAGCACCGTCACCGAAGTCACCGTCCCAGCAGAGCCGACAACTACCTGAATCAAGGCACCGCTTCCCCCGCCGCTACCCGCCGTGGCTGCGACGTTATAGGTCCCAGCCGTCTGGCCAGAACCTGCGGTGAGAATCACGACCGACTGCACAGTGGTACCAGCGCGCAGATAGCCGACAGTGCCGGTCTTGACGTTGGCCGCAGTTGCGCCCGAGTCAACCTGCACAAAGCGGTAACGACCAGCGAACAGAGTGCCATTGGTCGTATACGATCCCTGGAACGCTTCTTGATTAGTGGCATCGAAGAAGTCGCCAAGATTCAGGCCGCCTGCCGCGAACGGCTGGCCGGTACGGACGTCAGTAAGCGCGGTCGGCGAGGTAAAGTTTCCGTTATTCCACGCTAACCAAGTAGGTACAATTGGCTGAAATGGCATTCCATCCTCCTATGCCGTAAATCCAAACGCGTAATTGGAATGACGCGGCTGCACGTTGTACAGATTGATACCCAACCGCATAAACAAAGCGTCGATGCTCACGTTGTTCGGCATCGGGGCGCGACGAAGGCCAAAGTTCCAGCCCTTTTTGTTGGTCGGCCGAATCTTGAAGCTCTCCGGCTCCAAGAAGTACAAAACTTCCGAAGGCTGAATCGTGGTGAGCGAAGGCAGACCGGAACCAGTCGGCGAGACAGTAACGGCCGCGCCGTTTTTGGTGAACTGCGGAGTCGTAAACGTTACGGTTGTCGTGCTCGATCCAACGCCATCAGCAAGGTTCGTATTGCCAGCCGCACCGTTTGCCGGAGCCAACTCAATGAAGTTCTGAGCCTGCGCCGAAGGAGCCAGCGGGTCAGCGTAAATGTCCACGCCGTTGAAGTTCAAACCATCCCACTTGATGTCGTGGCGAGTGTTCGAAATATCGCGGCGCTGCGCATCGAGCGCAACGGCAATGGCCTTGAATCCGAAAACGTTGGTGATACCCAGCGTCGGATTGCCGCCCGTCACCTTGCACTGCGACCACAACTGCATCAAGGCAGCAAAATCAATCTGCCCCGTGCCACCTGTCGAGGTGCCCAGGTAAAGCGGCGTCGAGTTCAGCGCGGTTCCGATGTTTCCGTTGCGCGCCTGGCCACCGTAGTTCGCGTAGATGTTGCCATACACGGACGGATCGATGCCGTTATTCAGAGCTTCATCCAGACCGTTGATGGTCTTGATGCGATTGTCCTGAATCGTCGCGGCAGAGGCTTGGCCGTGGCGGAACGAATCCATCTCCTGCATGGTGTTCATGGTCATCACCATGGCTTCCATGTAGAGCTGGTATTCGTCGACAATCTTCGACGGACCGGAGTTAATCACACCACCGGTGCCGGAACCGTCATCCATCTCCCAGTCGTCCAGCGGATACCAAGTGGCATACGCCTTCGGCAGGAATTTGATGCCGGTGTTGATCTGCTGGCGAGTCACGGTAACAGTCTGGCCGGGATTCACCGCAGCGCCCTGAGTGCGCCCGTAGAGAATGCCTTCCATCATGCCCGCGCCGCCCAGGAATTCATCCCACACACCGGCTCGGCGGAGCTTCGCCTGGAAAGGAGTGTCCACGAACAAGTTGTTGAATACTACATTCTTGCGGACACTTTCCAAGTTAGATGCGTCAATTTCGTTATACAATGGGTCCGTAGGCATATCTGGTTTCCTTTCAGCGACTTACGCTGCATTCTCCGTTTCGAGAACTTTCGATTGCTCAAACAAAAATGGCCCAAGCCATTTCTGGGCTTGAGCCATTGCTGATTCCCTCGAAAGGGGGGCATGCGTCTCGACTGATCTTCACGTCTTCAAACTGCAAAAATTACGCTGCGGTAGACTCAGAAACTTCCTGCCGAATCGCCTGCGATGTTGCCTGCCGGCGCTGCGATTCATTCAAGTTCAACGGATCAGGACGCTCGTTGGCCTTCACAGCACGTGCCACATCAGCAAAGCGAGAAGGCTGCGCAATCCGCACATCCGGATTCGATCCAATCTTTTCGGCCCACTTGCGATCTGTTTCTTCAATCGCCTTCTGCCGCGCTTCTTCCGCTTCCTTCAGCTTTGCTTCAAAAGGTGCCGAAGCTTCCAGCCGAACCTTTGCGTCGTGCTCTTCCTGCGACTTGCGCTGAATCTCAGCCTGCTTGCCGGCAAAGTCGTACTTCCGTGCCACGTAATCGCGGAACGGCAACCGGGAGTTGCTGGCTTCTTCTGAGAGTTTGTCGAAGGAATCGGGAAGGAACTGTCCACCGCTCAATCGCTGGTATTCCTGCATGGCCCAGCCGACATTGCTAATTCCGGCACCCAGGCGCTGATCGATGGCTTCCATCGTGAACGTTGGGCTACCAGGCGTTCCACCCTGCGCACCGGCCACATAGCGGCCTTGTGCATCGCGCTGCTGGTTTGCTGCCTGTGCTTCCTGCGGCTTGTAATTCGGCGCTTCTGTCGGAACAAATCCGGCGGAGCGTGCGGCTTCATTCTGCGCACGATAGAAAGCGGCTTGCGCTTCCAAATTCGCCTTTTCGGTTCCCCAATTGTTCAATGCCGGCGCAATCTCTTTGTCGTAAAATTCTGCGTTGGAACGCTGAGCAACTTCGGCCGCTTCTTTTGCTTCTGCCGCAGCCTTTCGTTCCTGTTCAGCTTTTTCGATAGCCTGCTGTGCTGCCTGGCGCTCTTGCTCTGCCTTTGCGGCAGATTCTTGGGCCTTGGTGGCAGATTCCTGAGCAGTCTTCCGTTCCTGTTCCGCAGTAGTCAGGACTCCGGTGAATGCAGTAATCGCCTTTGCATCGAGTGCAGCGATCTGCTCGTCGTTCAATCCGGATTGCTTCAAAATTTCGTTTACTGTCGGCATGTCACTTGTTCTCCCGAAGCGTTAGTATTGCGGTTGCTGACCCATCGGTGTTGGCTGTGGCGGACTTACCAAAGCCGTTTGCATCTCTTGAATTCCCTGCGATACCTTTTCCGCACCAGAGGCAAGACGCGGATCGGAGGCAGCCATTTGCTTGGCTGTCTGATACCAACGTGCGAGCAACATCTGCATTGGATTGGCAGGAGCTTGCGAAGGAGCACCTTGCTGCGGGGCATTTTGGTCAGGTGCGCCTTGCGGCTGAGCGCCAGCTCCTTGATCGGGAGGCGGTGTACCTGCACCTTGTCCTTGGTCCTGCGGCATTGGTTGTGCACTTGTAGCCATTACTGGAATCTCCTTGAGCGAGATTCCCCAACGGCAGCATAGCTACCGTTGGGGAAAAGGTAACTACGCCTTGATGGCGCTGCGCTTGCCGCGGCCCTTGCGACCACGACTCTTGCGGCCCTTCTTCAGATGGCTTGCCTTCATTGCACTAGCCTTGCGACGTTTTGCCATGATGTTTTCCTCCTTGGTGTGAAATAGAAATGGCCCAAGGCCATTTCTGGTCTTGAGCCATTGCTGATTCCCCAAGGAGGGGGGGCATGCCGCTCAAAAGATTCTGTTAGAGCTATAAGCCGAATTCTTTTTCGCGTCAAGTGTTATTTTTACAAAATCGTTTCGTCTACATCCAGAATCTTACGAATCTCTTCCGCTTGTGCATCAGAAATCTTAGTGCGCTGTTCGAGATTTACTCCCTGCACAGAACCCTGGTTATACTGAACAACCATCTTTCCGGTTGTTCTTGTAGCTTGGAGTAACTCGTCGGTCTGCTGAATATCGGCAGGTAATTCGACGCTTACTTCGGTCAAATAGTAGTCTTTTTGAACCTTGATTTGGACTGCCATGTCTTCTCCTTAGCTTTCGCTTACTACCGTGCGCGGTTCTCCACCTTGCGCGCCTTTTTGCTTGATCTTGGGCGGCTTTCCTCCGCTCGATGGCCGACCGCCACCAGCGCCCTTGCCACCGCCGCCGCCCTTACCACCGCCCTTACCACCGCCACCTTCTTCTGGTGGCTGAATTCCGAGCTGCTTCATAAACTGCTGTGCCGCAGCAGCCGCAAGAATCTTCAGCTTTTGCGATTCCAGCTCTTCGTTGAACCATTTTTCATGTTCGGTATTTCCCTGCACCTCGCCATAGTTGGGGATATCGAGGTTCTTCATCACCGTCGACCAAGAAATCGGCGCACCACCACGCTTCAGTTGCAGCATCATCAATTGACGTTGCATCTGCGTCACCTTCAACAGCGTGCTCGGCACCGATACCAACCGAATCTGCTTGGCAAACCAACGCGCACGCGTCAGCTGGTTGTAATGCGATGGATCTTCGGGAAAATTACCGCTGATCATCTCGTCGGGCATGTGGCTCGGAACCAGATCGTCTGGATTAAAGTCAAAAACCTCTCGTGCAATGCTGTCTGGTCCCACATACTCCATGATTCGTCCGACGTTGAACCATTGCAGGATCAGGAATTTCATGCGGTAACCAACCGCCTTATTGCCTTTTTCAATGCGTGCGGCAATGCCCTTTGCAATTGGGCCAATGGACTCCAGCATCTTGTCGGCCGTGTCATTGGCAATGTTCATCTTCATGTTCTGAAGATTGCCAAGATCCGTCAGGCCCAACTGCGACTGCTTGCACTCCTTCAAATACTTCAAAAACGTGAAATGCTCCGAGCTAACACGAACTTCTTCAGGAAGAATCGACTGAAGGATGTCTCTCGGCTTGCCGTCTACGCCGTAGCGCACGTCTTGCTCAAAGATGTCAAAATGCTCAATCTTTGCGCCGCCTGTGGCGGTGTGGTCATAACCGATCGGCGGATTCAACGTAATCGTGATTACGTCGTCTATCTTGCGCTCGATCTTGCGCGTCGTTGTTTCAATCGATGCCACATCACCTACTAAAGAACGTCCCAGAGGCTCCCAAGCCCAATCATCCACGGTGTACTGAATCACTGGAATCTTTCCATCCCAGTCAAAGCTTGGTCCGTCGTACATGGGCCGATCGAGTCCAGTGGAAGTAATGATGAGTCGCAGGTTCGGATACACGCGGCAATCTTCTACCGTCGCCGGTCGCATGTACGCCAAGCCGTTGCGCATGCCGCCAAAAATCATTTGGCCAACATAGGGAACTTTGTAGAACCAACTGGTGCCAACATCTCCCATTGGCAATTCATAACCGGTATTGTTGATTCGGAGGTCGCGAATAAACGTGTAGCGAATTTCGCAATAAAGATTGCCAAAACTCCGGTTTGGGCCACCATAGCGGAAGCGCTCGGCGTAATCCATCCGTCGCGCTTGAACCTGCGTTTTGTAACTACGCGGTCCAACTGTCTGCAATTGTCCCTGGAAAAGCGGGAAACGACCGTGAGCTTCTGCGATCGGCATGTAGTCGTAGACCGTGACGGCGTAAGCATCCTGCACGTCGTTGCTTCGAGGAATCTGAACAGGAACTACATCCAGCAGGCCCAACGCATCGAACACCATCTTGCGTTCGCCATAGCCATATTCGTCCGCGCGCACCTTTGGCCACAGATAACCGATACCGGTAACGCTGGCATACTGCAAAACTTTCAAAATCTGGAAAGGAAAATCGGATTCCAGGTAGACGCACTTTGATACCTTGGTCAGCATCTCTGCCATTTGCTTATATGCAGGGATATCCGACCCATATCCGGCAATTTCGCGCACTTCGGAAAGAGTTTCGCAGAACTTGCGGATGTCGTATTTCAGTTCATTGGTGACAAGAATTGACCGCGACTTATCTCTGAAGATGGCATCGAAAATGCGCATATTCGTGCCCAGGTTCTTGTAGCATGTCTGCCCTTCAAGAAACCCTTCACCTTCTTCGATTTGTTCCTCGACCCATCCAGCACGCGAACTCGGCGAGGATTCAAACTTTGGGCATTGCCAGCAGGTAGTTTCTAGCTCCATTGCGGTCAACCCTCGATTTCATTCAGTACGGCAAAATTTCCAAACAATTTCACCGCTGCCAGGTTGTACAACACAGCAGCTTCCTCGGGACTGCTACAGATTCCGAGATGATTGTTCTTCCCGTTGTGCTCAATCTGTGCTGCGAATTTCTTTCCTTTTTTTACTACGCCCCTATATCCCGTACTGCTTTTGTACTTGCGATTAGCTGCGTTTTGACTTGACGTTGCTACGCGCATTTCGGAACAGCGACAATCCAGTCCGTTCCCGTGGATGTGATCAACCTGAACGCCTTTGCTGACCCCCATAATTACGCGGTGCAACGAAACGTGTTTTCCATACTCCTCGCGCAATTCTTCCGTCGAAAGTGCTTCTGCATAAAACTTTTTCTTGCTTGGATGTAAATGCCAAAGAAATTGTGCCGCCAATTCCTTTTTGTCTGCATCGATAAGCGCTTCATGCCCATCGCCAAAAGGAATATGAACGACACCGTCGTCGTCAGTTATCCATGTCGCAGCAAACTCGGCCCGCTTTTTGCGGAAGTATTCTTTGCGTCCGCGAATTGTTTCCGGTTGAATCAAGCCTTCACCTGATAACTTCTATTGCGCATAGTAGGCAAAATTTGCCTACACGTCTACGCTAATTTCACATAGCGTAAGTTATGCGTAACCTATCGTCCTTTCTCATACGCTTCTGCATGCAGATAGCTTTCGCGCCGCATTTTTGTCTTGTCCGGTCGATTGCCATACGATTCCAAATGTTGGCGCAAGAAGTCACGGTTCAGGTTATTCCGTGCGTTTGCCATCTGGTGGCGCATGTAGCTGCGCAAGTTGGCGCGGATGGGTCCTTCAATCATTTCTCGCTGCTCGTCTTCCATCTGGTACTTGTAGGCTTCCCACTTACGCATCCGTTCCGACCACACTTCGGCTTCATGCATGGTGTTGCAGACAATCTTTTCGAAACCCGCTGGTGCCGGGAACTGTTCAGGAAGGCCCATACGGATTTCGCCGCGAGTTCCATCGTGCCAAAACACGATTTTGGTTGCTAACTGTGCGTTCAATCGAGACCTCCCACAGAAACCATGTTCGAAGAACATACGGCTTTGCTCAACGGAGGTGCTTTCTCCGTTGGCAATGCATAGCGCTTTTGCGATCTATCCGCAAGAATGTCGAAATCGTGCGCAGTAAAGAAAGATTGCGCCGCAGCACGCACGCGATCATCATGCTGACCGCTGCGATGCTCCAACTTGGAAACTCTGCCAGCCGCTGCATGCCGCTCCAGCGTTTTCAACTCTTCAATTAACCATCTGGATGTCGGGCGATACCAGCCACCATTCACAGCTTCCGTAAAGCGCGTCATCAGGATTGGCACACTCCATACGTTGGAATACCAGCCCTGTTTTTTGCCAGAATCATCCTTGATCTTTTTGCTGTCGTAGCGACGTGGAACGTGATGCCAATGGAAGCCCATCAGCTTCAACTGGTGCTGGCATGTATCACCTGGTCTTCCGATCTGCTCCACGCAAAACTTCACGCCACGTGGATCTTTTGCATTTTCGCCATACCAGGCGGCAATGCAAGCTGCAAATCCGACAACTTGTGCAGAGTTGATGCGGTTCGATACCAGCTCAGCCACCTGATAGTCATATTCATCGCCAAAACGGTTGCGCGTTACCGATACGCAGGTTCTGTCTTCATCCTCTTTGCCAAGACCATCTGCCGTGTCGATGCCGCAACTGTAGGTGTATCCAGGGTTGGGCTCTTCATATACCAGCAGCTTGTCAAAGGTTTCCAGCTCCACATCTTCGTCAATCGGAAGGAGAGGAACCAAAACCCAGTCATAGCGTTGTCCGCGATCCGATTTCCATGTCACGCGGATATGCGCTTTGTCGTAATCAATCAATGGCTCTGGTGGCTCAAAACCATCGTCGATGGAATCACCAGTAATGGCGTAGGCTTGCACCTGCTTCTTTCTTTCCTTGGTGTCGCCTTGCACTTCATAAATGTTGTCTTCGATCTCCTGAATCGTTTCCACATCGAACACGCTGTCATGCACACCTGTCAGCGCTTCATAGTCGTCAGCCGGCATCTGCGCAAGCCAAATCTTCTGACTGTGATTTTTGCAAGATTTGGCGTAATTGAATTCCCAAAACCACTGCTGCTCCAGCGGCATCCGCCAATCTTTTCCAACAATCCGTGACAAAAACGGCGTATTGCGAATGTAGGACTCGGCACGGATCACATGCTTGCGCGTTGCTTCCATGCGCTTCTTGTAAAAGTCTTCTGGAACCGGGAACTGACGAATCCATGCCTTTTCAGGGTAAAGATCCGTCGCCATTGCCCAAGGAATAAATACAGGGCAAAGATCATGCAATCCTTTGGGGAAGTCTTCTTTCGCAGCGCGCCACGTCTCGGCCAACCAGCCGGTGTTTCCACCACCTGTGCCTTCAAACACCATGAAGAGGTTGGGAGTGGCGTGCGTGGCGCGCAACAGGCCTTCTTCAATCACCTTCTTAGGCTTGGGGATATCCGCCAACTCCGAAACGTGAATTAATGTGGGAGTCCAACCTTGCGCGATACCCGTTGCCTGCAT